ACCACTCGTGAGCCCCAAAACGCTGTCGAACATCCTCGAGCCACTCCCGTGATAGGTTAGGCTGGCCATCTTTGTCAATCACAATTTCGTCGCTGAGCGCATCACGAACGCAATCCCAGATCAGGTGGACGGCGTCGCGGTTCAGCCCGTTCTGGTTCCACTGGTCGATCCGACGAAGCGCCGCCGCCTGGAAATCGCCCGGACTGGTGGCCTTTTTGGCCCGCTCCGCCAGCTCGGCTCCCCACGGCTGGATGTGCCCAACCCTCTGCGCCACACATTCCACGTAGCCCATGGCAATCTCTGACTGTGTTGTGCGCCCCAACTAACATTAGCCTGTGAGCAAGAACAACTTGATTTAATTGTTACGCTTAGGGTGGGTGTTTTTCATCAGTTGGTAGATGGGTCTGCGAGCAGCGGTTTCTCTTCTTCCGTCTTGGCGGCCGGCTCGACCGGGATTTCGCGGGGCACCACGTGCATGATCAGCCAATACAGTGATATCCCGACAAACTGGAGCCCTGCGGTGATGAAAAACGTAAACGTATACCCAAACCGGTCCGCCAGAAACCCACCGATCGCGGCGCTTCCGCACCACCCAAATTTTGACACGCTGTCGAGCGCCTTCCACCGCGCCCGCTGATTTTTAGGGACCGTGTCCATCAGGATCGACTCGCGGAGCGGGTACGTCGAGTTCATCAGCCCGGTCCGGGCCATAAAGATCACAATCAGCGGGGTCGCGGGCATCTTGTCGTAACACAGCGCCATCGTGATCAGGCAGCCAAGCCCGAGGTAAGACAGCCCGATCGTGGCCGACACCCGCCCGGTTCGGCGAGCCACCGCCATCCCGATACCAGAGGCGCACGCCATCACCACCCGAAGCACTACGTAGACGGTTTGCACGTCGGCCGGGCTGAGGTGAAGCGTGTTCTTGAAGAAGAGCGGAAAGAACTTGACCGTCATCCCAGACCCCAGCGCGATCAACAGGTCACCCGCAAACAGGATGTACGGGATGTGGCACCGCCGAATGCATCGGCCGACGTCGAGTGGGAGCTCGGTGGACCGAATCCCCCCCTTGTCATGTGCGGCCGGGGTGCCCTCCTCCGGGAGCGCAGCCAGGTCCGAGTAGAAAAACGACGGGATCGCGACAATCAGCTCAAACCCGAGCCCCACTAGGAACACGATCCGGAGCTCTCGGAGCGACCACTCGTTTCCATAGATGTGAAAGAGCGCGATGGCGGTCGCGGGCCCGACCGTCGAGCCGAGCAGGTACGCCCAGTACAGGTAATTGAACCACTTGCTCCGCTCGCCCTCGGGGATCGAGTCGGCGTACAGCGCCTGCGATGGGCCTGAGGCGATTCCGCTCACCACGCCCCACACGCACATACATCCGGCTAGCGCCCACATGGCCCAAGGCGGCGTGGCCCCATTTTCAATGTCCTCCTCGGTGGTCTCCCACACCACGTACCCGGTAGCGACAGACGCGACGATCGAGAGCGCCCCGCCCGCCATGATCAGCGGCGCCCGCCCCCTTTTGTCGGCGAGGTACCCGACTGGAAATGCCGACACCAGCTGGCTTAGGCCAAACGCCATCTCGACCATCCCGACAGATGTATTTTTGAAAGCGTGGTTCCGTTGCATAATGTACAAAAAGGCCGCGAGCACAGTCCCGGTCCAAATCGAGTCGGCGATTGCGAGCAACCCCGTCTGAATTAGGTTGAGACGGACGTTGTGGTTCATCCTGACTGGTTGTGGGCGCTGATGCGTCGGTTGCCTGTTAACCGCTCACAACCAACGCGCCATTAATCAGGCCATGGGTGTATCCCCACATTTTGCTCGAGCACTCAAGGTGTACCTGGCGGCGGGGGTGATGACCACAACGGTTGCAACCCCGATCCTGGCCTACACGACGTGGCAAAAGTACCCGACGAAAAAGAACACCCCTCAAAGAATTACAGAAGCTTTTGCGGCCATGGCCTTCGGAGTGGGGTACGGGATCATTTGGCCCATTACGTGTGGTGTGGTGGTGCACGACGCGTACAAAGGCAAGCTCAACATTTGAAATTACACTGTTGTTTTTATGGGTGTATGGGCTCGACAGTCACAGCGTCTTTTCCGTTGATTTTTTGAATCATATTCGTTCCATTGTTCGAGTCCCGGTACATGGCCGGATCGTATGTGCGAGAGGAGATGAGGCTTTGATACATGTCGCGGTTTTTGGAGACTCGCCTTTCTATTTCCCTCCTATACGTTTCGAGAGCAGAATAAGAATCAGGTCCATCCAATATGTTCAAAAACATTTGCATCATTCGCGTCTGCCTGGTGGTTCCGTAAGTTACGCGGTCAATCGTCGTTGTTGCATTCCGATCATCGCACATCGAGTTTTTGCTGATCACGGACCCGATCATTTCCACCCAGCTTATTTTGGCGCTCGCCTCGAAATTGAGAGATTTTGGGTGGATGAGCGCCGCTTGGATGCATTGAGAGCACAGAAAGTCAATCGCGGCGATGTATTGCATCATCAACCCGTTGTGACTCGTTGCTACCGGGCTGTGTAAGTTTGCATCGTAACCATGCCGGCGCAAATAGCTCGTGGTGTCATTGGTGTAACACCCTTTCGATAAAATCTGGTACACCCACTCGGTGGCCTCGGGGACCGCCCCGAAAAACTGGGTAGTAAAGGTTACCTTTTGTGAGGGGCCGGGGTCGTTATGACTGACGGGGTTTTGCATATTGACGACCCCCGAGATCTTGAAGTTGCCATCGGGTTGGATCCACCACATGATTTCGTTTGTTGTTGTTGTTGTCGGCCCGCTCCACGGGGGCGCATATTTGAGCTTGTTGTTAACGAAGACTCCATTCATGCTCACCACCGCCGCTTTCCCCGCCTCAGTGGCGGTGTCGTAGGCGTCACTCATGATCAAGGTTTTAAAATCCGACCCAATAGGGACCATCTTGGTCCACGGGGGCGGAGTTGGACTCGAGGGAGCGGCCAGCGCCGTGCACAGGCTGTGACCGTAGACCCCGCGCTTGTGGACCTGGTACGACCCCACCGCCACCATGGCCCCACCAGCGACCAAAAAGACAGCGGCGATGGCGCCGTACGCCCCTTTTTGCTCTTTGTCGGCGATGGAAGCCGCGTAGCCCAGCGCCGCGCTGAGCAGAATCGTCATGATACCAATTGCAATCGAGCCTGCCATGGGTCTTTTTTTGACAATAAGCCCACTTATAATTATTGGCGGAGCCCGTCGGGGATCTGCCCCTGCACAGACAGGTAGAGGTGGGTCACATAGTCGGGCTCGGCCTTGGCGTCTATTTTGTTGTAGTCGGAGATCAATTCATTGGCCTCGTTTTCGACCGCGGTCTTGGCATCGGCCTCGGCGTCAAGAGCAACCCACTCATCGGCGGACTGGGTTTTGACCCAGGCCCGAAAATGAGCCTGGTAGTCCTCGATCGTGTCAAACAGCTGGGGCCCAACCAACCAACACCCTAGTGCGATGGGGCGGAGTTGGTGCATCAGCGCGACCGGGTGGCCCGGGATCGACAGGCACGCAACAAGACAGATGAGCCCGGCGTCAGTGTATCGCTGGAGCACCTCGCAGCTCGACTTGACCACCACGCAAGCCATGGCGTTCCACTGCGACGACGGAAGCGAATTGATCCTGGCGTATTGTTTTTCGAGCCACCGGGTGGACATGTACATGGGAATGGTGACCCATGGGGGCAGGGATCCGGCCGGGACCTCAGGGAACGCCCGAATGATTAGATCGTTGTCCACTCTGATGAACTCGGTAGGGGCCCGAATCTTTTGAAACTTGGCCTTGATCGAATCCATGTAAAAGCAGCGGCTACAAACGTCAAAATCATTCAGGACGTAAAACTCGGGGCTCTCCGTGGTCGCTGACCGGCCGCACATGTCGCACGCCACATAATTAGCTCCATCGAATCGGTTCATGAGCTCAAGGCAGTGGGGAAACGACTCAAAACACCTGTCGCACACAAACAATGTGGAGAACGACGGCCCCGCTTGGTAAAACCCCTCGGAGAGGACGACGACCCCCTCGCAAAAACCACACATATGCGCAGTCCGCTCGATGCACCGCAGCGGATGCGTTGCCCCCAGCCCCTCATTCATAAGCGGGCCGGCGGCCTTAGATTTGCGGTCGCCGTCCATGGCGCGCGCTTGATGGCAAAGTATGGCGAAATTTTCACCGTTTCCATAGGGAGCAGGTGATCGAAGTAACGGGGGTACCGATTAATCAGCGCGATGTATAGCCGGTACGTCGCGGCGGCGTCAAACGTGGCGTTGTGCGCGGTGAACTCGGGGAGGTTGAAGAAGCGGGACAGGCTGTCCAGCCCCTTGGCAGCCGGTATGTTGAGCCGCCGACTCTCGGAAAGCGTGCACAGCTTCCGCCGAGGAACCGGGTGTGGGTGACCGCACCGGTCGAACTCACGCATCAAGTTTTTCCAGTCGCACCCCGCGTTGTGCATGATCACCACCGCCGCGCCGTGGAGCAGGGCGTAAATGTTGTTGGAGTGGTCTCGAAACGGAAGTGCGGCGTTGATTTCATCCTGAGTAACCCCGCGGTCCAACAGGATAGTGGGCATGGTCCCCTGATCGGTCTCAGGGTTGATCACGATACTGATTGGACTGTCCTCCTGACCGTTGACGACCGCGCCAAAGTGGAACACGCGGCCGTTGCTTTTGACTGTGTCTTCGAGATCAAACGCCACGGTCCTCGACCGATCGTCGGGCCACCGCACCACATCGGGCATCCGCCGCCGCTCGAACATGGCGTGATCCCGAAACGAGAGCACAGGCCCAACCATCGCACTTTGTTTGTTTTCATCATCGGACAATTAATGGATCGGATCGGACTGATTCGAATTCAAGCCAACCCAAAGTCGCGCGCGAGGCGGTATTGCGCGTAGAGCCAGTCTAGCGCCATGGCGGCTGGACCCGACATGGAGCTTTGTCGGTGAAACCCCTTCTCGGACACCAGGTGCGCGGCGGGCACTGTGATGACGTATCTCCAGTTAAGCACGTGGTGCCAAAAGGTCTCAAAGTCCGGGCACCCCATGTCCCGCAGTTGGTCAAAGGTGACCCGCATCAAGTGGGCGCCGTGAAGTTCGTGGTTGTGCACAAACCCTTGCCACAGGCGGCTGTTGGGCGACGACAGCGTCCCCGCCCAGGCCTTAACCACCCGCACTGTCCATAGGTCAAACGTATGTTGGAGGTGGGCCCACGCGTCGTTGTATTGCTCTTCGATGCACATATCGTTGTATATGTTGAGTAACGTTTGATTTATCGGGGTTATGTGTAATTTCAATAATCCAAATAAAGGGGCGCGCTCAAAAAAGAAACACACGAACGCTGCCCGAATTGAGGCGCTCGGACATGCTCTGGATCCGCGCGACGATCTGGTCCACGTGCTCCTTGATCGCGGCCGCCGGTGGTGTAAACTGGACCCGCCCCCCCTCAACTTGAAGTTCGAGGTCCTCGCCCTTGAAGATCGCGGTGGTGACGGCCCCGACCAGCTTTCCCGCCGCTTCGTTGACCAGACTTGGGGCCATGACCTCGGTCAGGGTCTTAACTGGATAGTCCCCCCGGCGGGCCAGGTAGACGGCCGTCACATTCTTGCCCTTGGGCACAAGAATGCGCCCGCCCTTGGTCTTAAGCCCGTTGGCGTTGGCCTCCTTCAAAAGGGCCACGAGCCGACGGGTGTCACTCGCAATGCCTCGAAAGTTGCTCTTGACTTCAACGACGATGGAGTCCCCGTCGGGCTTGACGAAGAGACCGTCCACCTCCCCCTTGATGCTCTTGGGCACGTCGATGACGATGTTGCACCCCTTGTCCTTGAGCTCCGGGTGCTCAGCGAGGTACTTCTTGAGAGCTTCCCCCTCGGCCCGGTCGCCGACCGCGTCAGCGCAAGCGCCCTTCTGGCGGTCCGAGTTGAGTCTGGTCACAATGGCGGCCTTGTTGTCACGAAGAAACGCGCAGGACTTGGCTGGGAGCTCGACCTTGGGCAGCTCAAACTCAACACCCCTGAGCTTGTTGTCTGCGTCGGCGTCGATGTTGGCCGTCGCCCTCTTAATAATCTCGCAGCGTATCTTGCCCGTGCACTTGTTAATCTCCGTCTTACTGGCGGCACGCTCGGCCTCAATCAATGCAATCGCCTTGGCCTTGAGCGCGTCAAGCATCTCGGCGTCGTTCAGAGCCGCCGCAAAGAGGATGGCCATGGTCCACGCCGCCTTGGAGGCCACGCCCAGATTAACGAGCGCCAATAGGATCTTGGCGGGGACCCCCTTGGCGCCGAGCGTGGCCAGATCGTGCGCGGGACGCGTAATCGAGACGTTGGGCTTGGCAAGCATCCTCTCAATAAGCGAGACGTCCGGCTTTTCGGAATCAATTCGGATAAGAGCGGGGGCAGGGGCGGCCATGGTGTTTGATCGGATGGGGGGAGGTCTTAAGGTTGGGTCGAGGTGGCTGGTTGTGATTTGTCTCACATTTAGTCTCGGCCGAGTATCCAAAACGGCTGAGTCACAATTTCCGAATTGAGAAAAGGGTCCGGGCGTAAGCATTTTTTTTGGGGGGGATGATGACTCATTGGAAATCAGAGGTGCACCAGAGTTATTGGTGAGTCCCCTTGTCAGGCGAGGCGCGGGCCGCGCTTACACAACGCTTCCACGACATGTAGAGTTGCCTATAAACAGACCTTATCAAATAATAATGTCCTGTCTTGAAACAAAAGAGGAGGGATGCAAGTGACAGACTTGTACAAACTTCTGATCAGGTCGCCGCTGTTCTGGGTGTTGTTGATAGTGTTGTACCCCTCGATGGTGATCCTGACCAAGCTGGCGATCCCCAAAGTGATTGGGTCCATCACGTCGGCTATCAACAGCGGCGAGATTAACGCGAGAATGACCGCACTCAAGTGGCTAGCGGGCGTCTTCGCCGGGATCTACGTCGTCAACCTGTTGATATCGATCGCGCAGATCGAGCTTCGGATGGAGGTGAACGTCAAGGTCCAGACCCGGGTGCTCGACGAGGTTTTGGACCACCACCGCCGCGACTACGGCCGCGGGGGCAAGGTGGGCCAGGCGGTGATCGACCTCTACCAGGTCCCCGAAGCGTGTGAGTGGCTGCTTCGGACAACTTTTCAGATCCTCCCCCCGATCTTCGGGATTGTCGCCGTCCCGATTGCGCTCGCCGCCGCCGGTGAGAAGCTGTTGGCGTTGCTGATCGGGGGGCTGGTATTGGTGATCGCTGGAGTGATGTCCATCGGGTTCACCGCTGGGATGGGCGCAGCGTCGGGGCTCAACGAGGCGCGGACGAACCTGGGCGAGTACCTCGCTGACATGATCCACCAGCTGATGCTCGTGTTCTCGAGCGACAGCGAGCGGGAGGCCAAGCTCGAGGTCGAGTCGCTCCAGACCAAGCATCTACAAGAGCGGCGCAAGTGGAACACGATGGTGGTGCTCTTCCAGAAGGTGGTTGAGCTAATTGTGATTGGGGTGGTGTTTTACGTGTTGTATCGGATCGTCGCCCGGCCCAAAGAGGCCCACAACAACCTGGCTGACGCCGTGGCGCTCTTTATGGTGGTGGTGCGGTCCAAGTCGTCGTTCGACCAGCTGGTGTGGCTCATGAGCGAGTTCCGGGGCGACTCGGGGCGAATAGAGTCCACATCGACGTCGTACCCGCCGGCCATGGGCGACTTTGTCGAGGGGGTCTCGCTCGGGACCGGGGTGTGCCAGTTTGTAGCGCGCGGGGTTCGGGTGCCCGACAAGGAAGATGCCGACGTCGACGCTACACCGGTCCCCGACTTTGCGACGGCGCCAGTTGGGGTCACCGTGATCCACGGCGCGGTGGGCACGGGCAAGTCGACCGCACTCAAGACTATGTGCGGGTTTCACCCGTACGAGGGCAGCCTCAAGCTCAACGGGACCGAGGTGCGATCCATGAAGACCCAGGAGCTCCGTCGGGCGGTTCGTTTTGTGGGGCAGATCCCGTCGCTCACCATCGGGACGGTGTTGTCCAACATGCGGGTAGGCAACCCGGACATGACCGAGGAGGAGGCCATAGCGGCGCTTCAGAAAATCGGGGGGGCTCAGGCCCCAAATATTCACACCCAGGTGTCGCGGGGCGGCGAGGGGATCAGCGGTGGGCAGCGGATGATTGTGGAGATTGCGCGGGCCGTGTCGACCCCGGGCACAGCGTGCCTGGTCTTTGACGAACCCACGTCCAATATGGACCCCAATATGCGGGTCAACGTGGTCAAGGCTCTCACGGACCTGGGTAAAAGCAAGACGATTGTGGTGGTGTCGCACCACAACGCGTTGTGGACCAAAGTGGCTAAGAAGATTGAATTTACTTGATTCCGGGCTTTTTTTGCGGAAGCTGGCCAAATCCTCGTTGCTTGCCCCCCCTTCTGACTCAAAACAAGCCGGCGGCGCGTAGTTTGACCTCATACCAATCCTGAATGACTCCTAGGGAATTCAGATCCAGAGCCTCGCCCACAACATAATCGGGCGGGGACAAGTTGAGCACTTGTTTTACAACCCCGTCGTTGTAACTACTTATACTTTCCCTGTGAAGTTTTTTGTGATACTCAGGGTACCCGGCTTGCGCATTTTCTATAAGCTCCTTTGCGCGACCCCGGTGTTGTCTGGCCTTGCTTATCCAGTACGATTTGAGGGCGCCGAGAATCTTGGGTTTGTAAAATTCATAGACCGCCTCTCTTTTTTCTACGCCACTCGTCTCGTGTTCCCCCCACGACTTGAGAACGCTGCTTTTTGGTTTGACATCCAAAACCCTTTGGACCACGGGCCACGCGCCTTCCGAAATGTTGATTTGCAAATCACTCGCAACGATTTCCCGGATGGCGTTTATGGCGTGGGTGGTGTGATCTTGCTCACCCCCCATCACTGCTTGAGATTTCCCCCCAAACAACGACATTTGCGCTTGGAGCCGTTGCGACCGTCGGCGGTGAACCGGGGCCGATTTTGATCGCTTTGGCGTCTTCGATCGCTTTGGCGTCTTTGACCGCTTTGGCGTCTTTGACACGCTCTTTCGCCTCGGAGCCCGGGACTTGCGAAGGGGCATTGTTTTCCTTTTAAACCTTATCCAAACCGTTTTTTTTGCAGGTGGATCAGTCTTCCTATTCAGCCGCCGACTGTTGGAGCGCCTCGACCTGCGGGGCCATCCACTTGGGCGGGTTGAACTTGCAGTTGGGGTCGACCCGCCGCTTCGGTTTTGATCTGACCAATAAAACCGTCCGCGCGCACAAGCAAGCAGATGCGCTCAATGTGGTTGGGGGTCGCCTCTCGGTTCAACCGCGCGTGGGCCATGTCGCCGCCGCACCCCCCGATCCTTCGGCCGTGGCAAGGGGCAGTGTTGGGGACCGGGACGGTATTGCTCGTGGTGGGATGGTGGGGAAAGCGGTGGAACGAAAACCGAAAAAAAGATTACAACCCTTAGACAGTAAACGCGTGATGGTCCGATTTACTCACATTAGCGTCAAAGAGCTTCCCAACATTTTGTCGCTGGGCAAAACGATCGCGGGAAACAAGGTGGTGCGAGGAGACCGACGGTGTGACTACCAAAACCCGTCGTTGCGGAGCCGCGCAGGGCAAATACTAAAAAAGGTCGAGGCGGCGATCCAGCCCGTGTTGATCGAGCACTTTAAAGGGTACCGGATCGCGAGCAAATGCCTTGCGGTAGTGCCCCCAGGGGAATCCGATCAGCCGTGGCACTGCGACCTCGACGGCGACACCGAGTACCACACCATCCTAGTCCCGCTGAGTCCAACTGACCGTGACGCCGGCGGGACCGACTTTGACAGTGGGGTGCGGTGCTGCCCGGTGCGCGGGCTTATTTACTGGTTCAACGGCGACGAGCTGCACCGAGGGCTAGCCCACCGCGGCGATCGGCCCCGTGTGTTTGCGGGAATTGTGGTGGTGCCCGAGGGGTGGAGCGGCGAGGACTTGAACATCATGCCCCCTGCTAAAAGTTGAGCCCGAGCTCGGCTGCGAGGAACATGGCCATTTCCTCGATTGAATTTTGCGTCACAACGTTTCCAAAGGCGGAAAAAATCTCCGGAGGCAAACAAGGCCCTAACGCCTTGTCCCAGTGCGGGAGCGACAGCTCGCTCTCGGTTTTCCGGAGCCGATGCGCGCACAACAACACCGTTTTGACCCGCTCCTGGCTTTGAGTTGTCATCATGGCGTGGTTTTCCCGGGTCCAGCGGCGTTCCGGAAGCGGGACCTTGTTGACTATGTGCTTTTTGGTCAAATCTACGACCTTTTGAAAATCAATTGATAAACCCGCAATATTCTGTCGCCCCCAGCTCATTGTGGTATTGACCACAATCAACGTTCGAGAGCGTCTCACGCAGTAGAATAGTAAATAAGTTTAATTGACGCCCGTAATGAGCACATCGCCGTGTTGACTTTGGCGAGAAGCCTCATGCGCGTTCCTGCGAAACCACACGTAATGTGTGTCTTCTTGAGCAGACAGAGTCTGTGCAGCTCCCACATCAGCTCGGGCACGAGGTAATGGAACAATGGTTTAATTGTTGAAGGGGTTATTGTAAAATATGGATCGTTTGGGAGGGGGCAAGTTAACTCAAAAACAAACAACACGATGGAGCCCGAGGAGCTCGCCGAGGCTGCCACTCGGGTGTGGAAGCAACATGGGACCCTGGTCAAAGAAACGCACCTGTGTCGGGCGCTAGCGGCCGAACTCGAGGCCAAAGGGTACCGCGTCGCCACCGAGGAAAACGCGTCGACTGAGCACGTCGACTCTGTGGGGATGACGCACACCATTGCCAACGACCGGGTCGACGTGCTTGCTCGCAAGGACGACAAGTGCACCGTGATCGAGGTGAAACGCGAGAGCAAATCAAACAAACTTGAATTCGTGATGCAGGCCGCTCGGTACGCCCGAAACCTGCGGAAGCGGATGGTGGTGGACCGGGTCTACGTTCTGGCGTTCCCCAAGGTGGCCGGGAAGGACATCACCTTTACTCGGGTGGCACCGGAGGCGACGGATCTTCCGACAACGCCAAGGGTTCAAGAGTTGACGATGGAGCAGGACGAATAAGCCAGTAGAACCGGCCGTCTTCGTCTAAAAAAAGGGTGCGGCCGTCGCCGAGCCGTCGCATCTCGGTGATCCACAGCTGCCCGCAAGTGTTGAAGTTGGACTCGGCTCGGATTACCACGTCGTCCACCCCTGGCGCCACCCGGCTCCAATAAATAGCGCGGTGATTCAGCGCGTCGAGCAATGTCATTTGGTCCAGCGTTAGCCCCACGTCGCGCCCGTCCCAACGCCGCACCGACCACCCAATGTATGACGCGATTTCCGGGATGTTGTGTTTGATTTCGGGGCCGTGTGCCCCTCGAAGCCAGATGCACTCCATCAAGCGCACGCCGATTGTGTTAACCGTTCCGGTTAAATTTTTGCATCCCATTACCACAATTTGGCTGAGTCATACCGTCCAGAATCGGGTTTTGTTGTCGGTTAGGTAGACGAGGTCGTTTGGAGCCACTGTCATCGAGCTTGTGTTTTTGTCGGTGTGAACGGTTTCACTTTTTTGTTTTAGGTCCATCCATATCACCTTGTGCTGCGCCAGCCAAAACATCATTCCGGTGCGGTCGTTGATCGCGACGTCGATGCACTCGTAGTGACCGCCGTCTTTTCCGCCCAACAACAGAATATTGCCCGTCTCCTTGGCGTACACGCGCCAATACCGCAGGTCGTTGACCGCCAAGATCCTTCCCCTCTTTTGGTCGATTGCCATCTTGAGGCCGTTGTGCACCATGCGGTCGATGGGTTTGGATCGCCACGCTACCTTGGATTCCCGGTACGCCACCACCTCTAGCGGTGACCCCACAATCACCGTCCCGTCGTCAAATAGCTCGATTGCGACCACTCCTTCGATCGGGACCGACCACATCATCTTGGGAGATCGGTCGAATTCAAACGTCCAGAGAGTCACCGTGTCTGCGTGCACGTGGGGCACCACCGTCACAAAGTGGTTACCGGCGATCCGGGCCTGAGTGGGCTTTTCGATTGCGAGTGTGTGGCCGCGGTAATACGAGACCCCATTTTTCGTACAAACATAGTTGGCTCCTTCGGCGCACAACACGTTCTGGAGCCACATCCCTCGAACATACTTTTGGTCCTGGCTGGTCTTGGGCACAACGTACCTGTGAGCCAGGCAAACCCCAGGCGGAAGGTCTTGTATCGGGCGCTCCGGATCGCACTGCATTTTTATGCGCCACCTCCGATCAGCGTACCGATTGCGGAGGTGGCCCTGGATCACGCCACGCCACCGTTTGCACACCAACCGGTAGCAAATAGGGCGCTCGTCATCGTCGTTTTTGGGGGTCGCCGCCGCCCAAAGAATCATGGCGAGGATTTCGTCGGGCAGATCGTGGATCGCACACTTGCCTTTAGGGAGCGGTATAAACGTAATGGCCTTGCTCGCCTCTTCGAGACGCGTTGACTCGCGGCTCAACTTACCCACGAGGTTATTGATTGCCTGGTTCCCCCGCTTAGACACGAGATTGACTCGCCTCGCCAGCCCGGAGATCTCGAGCGCCTTGAGCGCAGCGACCCTGTTGTCGACGGCGCGGCGCTGCGCCAACACCTCTTGCACGGTGGCTTTGGACTCGTCGCGCAGCTCATCGACGGTCGAGGCATATCGGAGCCACGGGTTGACCTGGCGCAGGTACTTGACGTGCCCCCAGTCGCCGCCAAGCGCTGTTTTAGGGCGCTGGTACTTTTTGCACAAATCTTGCAGCCGTACGGTCGCGGCCACAAACATGTCGGCGGCGGCGTCGAGCTCGGCGGCTGCATCGAGCACTTCGTCGACAATCTCGTCCATCCTGTTCTTTGGCCGAAGAGGTCCGTAAAATTCGTCACGCAATAACAAGTAAAACGAGGACAATGCCCCGCCGAAGATCCAGGGCCGCTTCAGGAAAGCGGTTTCTCGCGCACGAGGAGCTGGCGAACAAAGACGAGAAAATCAGTACAGATATCAGTGATGTCCTCGAAATTGCCAATTGTTTGAATGCGAAAGACAGGATATTGGGAATGCTTTTGGACATTGTTGTCACTGAGCGAACGCGAGCTATCATGATCGAAAGAACAGAAAGACAAAAAGTGATTGAAGACGCGTTGCAAGACCGCACTGAACTTGAGAAAAAGGTCAAGGAGCTGACCAAGGCCCAGAGCAATATCGAGTCGTTGGGCCAGTCGGTTACAGCTGCACGGGTTCAGGCTGAGATCACTCAAGCAGATTTCGAAAAATTCAAGAAGCAATGCGAGGGTCTCAATAAGTTGGTGATCACTCTTTTGCATGGCGTGGATTCGCGTGCGTATGGAGACGTCGACCCGATGGAGGCGGCGACCAGGTACATCGCTGATCTGAAAAAGGCGGTCGTGGAGCTGGATGCCAAGGTGAACGAGCTCGTCAGCTGCCAAACTGAGCTCAAGGTGTGCACTGATACCACAGAGTTTGTCAAGGATGTAGCCAACAAGCAGTTCAAGGTGATTGCCCAGGCGGAAGACGCCACCAACAGCGGGTGGTTGAGCAAGTGGTTTAGTGAAAAAAAACAGTAGATGCTCGAGTCTGATTGACATTTTGCACAGGGAAATGGCTAGACCGAGAGCGCACGCCCCAGCCGCGTAGGAATAAATCCTAAAATCTTTAGCCACATCTCGGTGGGCAGGTTCCAATTTTTGTGTCGGAGGCGCGTGGCGCACAACAGGACCGTCTCGACCATCTGCTTGGTCTTCGGGGTGGCGTATCTGTGCTTGTAGGGCGCCCAGTGACGCCACTTTGAGTATGCGGGGGTCGAAAACAGGCGAAACCGCGCGTCCGTGTATCCCACCTCTTCGCGAACGCATGCGCCCCACTTCATCATGACGTTTTCCGGCGGCGCGTAGCAGTCGTCGTAGTCCCCGCGGACGTGAATTAACACGTCACCTTCGGGGGCATTCTGGCCAACGATCCACCGCCCCTTCATCGAAAACAGGCGGTACTCATTGCCCCTCTGAAAAGGAAACTTGTTGGTTGTGGACGTGGCCACAAAGGAGGGGAAGCCGTTTATGTTGTGCCCCGCATCCTCGAATATAAACCCAGCCGGCCACAGCTGGTAAGCCATGCAGCGCGGGTTTGCAGGGGAAATTGGTCCTAGAAAAGTTGTTAATTCCCACTGAAAATCAAAATCAACATCGATTAACCCCCAACGACCCGTTGGACAAGACTGCCATGAAACGCGGGCTTCATGAGGTTAGCCATGCTTTTCGTCATGTCATCAAGGTGCACCGGATGTTATGTATTTTTTTATTGGTATTGACAGACATGCATGCAATTTTGTTAGGCCACCATCGCGGCAAGACCCTCCTCAGCCTTGGTCATGTCGGCGGTCCACAAGATTTGGCTCGGGATGTCGTACAGTGCCTGACCTGAGATGTTGTTGAACGCCGGCGGGCACCCCGGGCGACCCGGCCGCCCCGGGTGTCTTTGAGCGGGTCAAACACCACCGTTTTCTTCTTGGCGCCAAGCGCCACTCCAAACTGGATAAACGTCGCGGCCGTCGTGCGCTCAGGCCCGCCCTTCTCCTTGAACATCCCGTCAAGCGAGAATAAGCACGCATTGGCGTTGTCGATGGCGTGCATAATCGCAAGCAGCTGCTCCGACTTGGGCTTGTCCTGATGGGTCTTGGTGGTCCAGTCGCACAAGACGTGGATCCGCGGCGAGGGCAGAGCTTCCGGCGCCGCCGGGACCAGCCACTTAACCTTGGGGATCTTGTCGATTGCGTTCGAAAGGCTGTCGGTCCACAGGACGGTCCCTGGCAGGTCCGTGAGCGCGTGGCCCATAAGGTTGGTGAACGCGGGTGGGTAATGGTCCTCGGTCTCCCGCGTCGTCATGAGGGGGTCGTACACGACGCAGGGCTTGTGGCCCCCGAGCGCCTGCCCAAACTGGATGTACGTCGACGCCGTCTCGCGCTCGACGCCGTCCACAATCATCCCGGCGAGGTTGAATAAGCAGACGTTGGCCGCGTTGATTGCTTCGCTGATCGCATGAAACTGCTCGGTCTTGTTCTTCTTCTCGGTGTGGTCAGGGTGGGTCCAGTCGCAGAGCACCTCGTACCCCTTTTCGCGGAGATCATTGATCAACTCGGCGTTCTCCTTGCGGGAGTACCACGATCCGGTCACGTGGATCTTAAGCGTGGCGCGTGGGAGAATGACTCTGCTCGTTTCTGAACGCATTTTTATTTTAGCTAGCAGGGCGTGGTTAATTAAGTGGATGATGACTCAGCCGCGTTAACTGATGACTCAGCCGTAGCTAACTGATGACTTAGCCCACTTTCACAAGCGCCGCCACGCGGGCTCACACCCAGGTAGACATGGGGAGGAAGAGGCATTCGCCTATTCG